GATTGGTGGCAGTATGACGAGCGTTTAGGCGCCGTGAGAGTGCGGGCGATGGTGGAAGGCATTGTGCCCCTGCGCAGGGCTGGAGACGAGCCTGAAGAGCTAGGAGCAGCCATGTGTGCAGCGCAAGTGCTCGTAGAGCCTGGAGAATGGCCAGAAGACGAAGAAGCTCAAAGGAACTGGCTGGAAAATTATCAGCCAGAATGGTTTCCCATGGATGACGGAGGCTGGTAATTATGAAAGTTCTTATTGCCTGCGAATACTCTGGCACTGTTAGAGATGCCTTCATTGCACAAGGCCATGATGCTATTAGTTGCGACTTGCTGCCCACTGATGCGCCTGGGCCTCATTATCAAGGGGATGTGCGTGACATCTTGAACGATGGCTTTGATCTAATGATTGCACATCCGCCATGTACACACTTAGCAGTTAGTGGAGCGCGATGGTTCAAAGATAAGCAAAAAGAGCAAACAGAAGCCCTTGACTTTGTGCGTTTCCTGCTTGACGCTCCCATTGATAAAATTGCCTTAGAGAATCCTATCAGCATTATTTCTTCACGCATTCGCAAGCCTAATCAAATTATTCAACCTTGGCAATTTGGCCACCCTGAATCCAAAAGCACTTGTCTCTGGCTAAAGAACCTTCCTGTCCTGGTATCTACAAATATCTTGCCCTTGCCAGAAAGTGGCAGGTGGAATAATCAGACGCCAAGTGGCCAAAATAAACTTGGCCCTAGTGAAGATCGCTGGAAGCTTCGCAGTGCCACTTACAAAGGCATTGCTCAAGCCATGGCAGAACAATGGGGGGCAGCATGATCCTCATTGATTTCTTCTCTGAAGCTTGTTGTAAGGGCACTGAACTCACCGAGGGCTGGTATTGGTATGAAGATGATGGTGATGAAGTGGGAGGGCCGTATGAAGATGAAGAACAAGCGATTGAAGCGGCAAATAATGGGAAGGGCTGGTAAGCGTTCCTAGAAATAATTGCTAGCATGGCGAAACGATGCAGGATGCCAGTCCCACGTCGTTTCTAACCACTACCAAAAAGAGGGTTTGGCCATGGTTACAAGCAATCATAGCAGCGTGCCTGAAGGATTCAAGGAAATCCCTGGGTATGACGGACGCTATTTCATTAATCAGGATGGGCAGGTCTGGAGTGCGTTCAAGAAAGGCTTGATGAGCCCGCAGACCGACGCAACGCATCCCTATCCATGGGTGTTGCTAAGGGAAGGTGATAGGTCACAACCTCGTACCATTTACTATTTGATGCGACTTACATGGATGCCTCCTGCTCCTGGGGTTGTGGGACGAAGAAGGGGAGAGTGGTGCGTTAACCACCTCGACGGCAATAAATTGAATAGTCACATTAGCAACCTTGAATGGCTTACTTGTGATGACAATGTGAAACACGCATGGGACAATGGGCTGAATCAAGTTGCGATTGGGGAATCAGCCAAAAACGCAAAATTCACTAGCGATCAGGTGAGGCAAATACGATTGCGTTTAGTATTGGGTGAGAAAACTAAAGACATCGCAAACGAATATCAATGCAACATTGCTTTAATTAAGAAAATACAATCATATGTTTCTTGGAAGCATCAAGACCACGACTTGGTAGGGTCTATGATGAAAATTTGCGAGTCCAAGTGGCTTCGTGTTATGAAGACCAAGCTTGATAATGGAGAACGGATGGAAGAATGCTGCAACCGCGTTTCCCGTGGCAGAAGTAAATGGAATGAGAAATCGTTGGCTTTGTATTTGTAAAAATTGGAACTGGCTGTGGTCGTAAAAGACCCGGCTACGGTTCTAATAGGCGGATCCGGCCCGCTCGGTATTGCTATTGAGAAGCATTTGCAATAAGAATGATAATCATTCTTGTCAATACAAACGTACTATAGTACAAATGCACTAGTGGGAACGAGAATCATTCCCACTAGTACAAACGTAC